CAAAGATGTCTCCTGTTTGCAAGACATTAGATTCTTCTGCTGTAAGCCAAACTGTAAATTCTCCAACTAGGTCATCTTCATCTGCTCTTGGAGTTAAAGCCATAACTGTTGTGGCATCATCTGTAATAATTCCAGGGGTTGAATTAGGTCTCTTAATCTTCATTGAGATATCCCATTCTGATCCCTCGCCTTTTAACACAAGTGGATATTTAGCATCATCTGTTACATAAACTTTAAACCCAGAAGTATCTCCACGAACAACAGTCCAAATAACTGTAGGAGGTTTGTTACCTATATCGTATGATGATGCCGATCCTCTTTGAGTTGCCATTGTTTTATTATATCACAATTATAGGTTTAGTTTGGCTTCTCGCCATTCTCTATAAATAGATCCCTGACCCTCTCCAGTAGGAGTGTTCCAGGAAAAAGGACTTCCTTCTGGATGATCATCTACCCCAAGATACTTAAACCTTACATCCTGCTTCTGCAATCTTTCACGGTATATATAATTACTAAATGTGCTACCAGGGGTTCCAATAAAATCATTTGCATAGGTAAGTATTAATGAAGAGACTAGGCCATAAGCAATCTCTGATGTATTTGGAAGTAGAGCATATTCTTTTGAAAAATTATCGACAATAATGTCATCCAATATAATTACATTCTTTCCCTTTACCATTTCGCTTTCAACCTCGTCAGTTAGAAGAACTATTTTCTTTTCAGATAATGCACTGATTGCATCATCAAACTCTTGTTCTGAAACAGCAAAGTTTACTTTATGATCTGTAAGTCTTAGATGTATTGCATTAAAGTCTCCCAGGTAGTCTGCAACCATTTTTGCAAAGTCTGTATATTCTTTTTTAAATTTAATTGAGTTGATGGCATTGTCGACTTCTTTGGTTCTTCCAAAAAAGAATCTTCCGTATGCTGCTAAATTGTATGAACGAAGATCGTAGTCTTTGTCTTTTTCCATTTCTAGTTTTGTTCTATTAACTCTAAACTTATCTTCATCTTCTGCCTCAGAAACCTTGAAATACATCTCGTGCAAAGGAATAGTATCAACAACAATATATCCTTCTTGTGGTTCCTGGATATTTGGATTGATCATTGTGTGGCCCAAAGATTCTGGATAGTCTATCAATTCTAAGATACTTGGAATATCTTCTGACATAAGAGCAGCCCTTTTGCCCATTGGCACACCAGAACTGATTGAGGGAATATCTATTGGCCATAGAAGGTCATTTGTTACATTGTAGACTGTTAACTTTTTTCCTGTTGCCTGGGCAAGTCCAAAAGCAATTTCTAGACTAAAAACCTGATTAAACATTCCTCCTCTATGGAGTTTGTAAAATATAGAACCTTTATCTTTAGCCATTAATTTCTTCTTTTATCCAGTTGTAGGTTTTTTCAATTCCATTCTTAAGAGACATAGAATAATCCCAGTTTAACTTTTCTCTGACCAAGTCATTATTAGAGTTTCTGCCTCTAACTCCTAAAGGACCAGGTATATACATCTTGCTTAAAACCTTACCATCAATACCACAAGCAATATCTACCAACTGATTAATAGTAACCATTTCTTCAGATCCAATGTTAACTGGTCCAGTAAAATCAGATTGCATAAGTCTTCTTGTTGCTTCTATGCATTCATCTATATATAGAAATGATCGAGTTTGTTCTCCATCCCCCCAAATTTCTATAAAGCCATCTGCTTGTATAACTTTTCTACACATTGCAGCAGGAGCCTTTTCTTTTCCACCATCCCAAGTTCCTTCTGGTCCATAAATATTATGATATCTGGCAATGGCTACAGGAATCTTGTTGTTTCTGTTAAAAGCCAAGAACATTCTTTCACTGAAAAGTTTCTCCCAGCCATACTCGCTGTCAGGATCTGCAGGGTATGCATCAGACTCCTTAAGTCCAGGATTATTAGCATCTAACTGTTTGTAGTCAGGATACGTGCAGGCAGAACTTGAATAGAATATCTTGGTTTTATTAATATCATATTTTTCATTAAGTCTAGACTGGGCTCTTAAAAGATTAAGGTTTATTAGTGCAGAATTTTCCATAATCTGAGAATCATTGTCGCCAGTAAAGATATATCCAGCACCACCCATGTCAGCAGCAAACTGATAGACCTCATCAAAAGAAGTTATCATTCTGTATGGGATGTTGTGATAAAAGTTTCCTTGATATCCTTTAAACTGAATTACTTTTTCAACATTGTCATATATTGATAAATCTCTTTCAATAAATTCATCTGCTTCTGATTCTGAAAAGTCTGGGTGCTTTAGGTCAACACCTCTAACCCAGTATCCTTCTGACTTTAATCTTTTTACCATGTGGCTTCCAATGAATCCACCAGCACCAAGGACCAATGCTGTTTTTTGCATTATGCCAAACCGCTCTTTAATGCTCCCCAAGTACCGTTGCCTTTTGCTTCAACAATAATTATTCCTGTACTAGATGCATGTGCTACAACTCCAACTGCACCGCCAAATTGCTGATTTGATAAGCCACCACTTTCTCCAACATAAAGAACATCGCCATTAGCAAAACCAGAAGTATTTATGTTGTCCATAACTCCTGCAACAACTGCAATTCCGTCAGAGCCATTTGGCACAGGAGTTTTTAATAGTCCAAGAATTGGATCTTGGGTCGAAGGCAAGGCTTTTGCAATTGTAGTTTTTGTAGTATATCCAGTTGCATAAACTGGTGTTCCTGCAGGTAAATTTTCACCACTATTATTTAATATTCCAAGTTGAAACTGAGATAAACCAAGTGGTGGCAATATAACCATTAATCTATTTACGAGTGATTCAATATCCTCGTGGACATTTACTGGGTCATTCGCAAGCGGGTATGGTAATTTAAACAGTGCATCATTAGTATTTCCAGTAGCCATAGTATATTAATTATACCACCATCTAAACTTGACTTTTGGTAAAATTTTGTGTTATACTAGGTGTAGACACCTACCAAGGTGTTATTGTTTTCTAAGGAGGAAACTATGATTAAATTTATCGAAAGAAACAAAGAGATCATTAGCACACTCAGTATCGTAGCACTAGTAACGGTTTTGTCAAACTCTGCTAATGCTATTCCAGGTCTTGATACTAAGAACAATCTTAGCCTTGAACAGGCTCAGACATCGGAAACCGCCTCGAAAGAGGTTTTTTTGGTTTCTAAAGCAAAAAAACTAGAGAGTTTTGAAAACAAGACATCTCTAACCGATTTAGAACTTAAAGAACTCCTATCTCTAGTTGGCTTCAAGGGTAAAGACCTTGTTGTTGCTTGGGCAGTAGCAAAGAAAGAATCTAATGGACGACCATTTGCTTTTAGCGACAACCGTAAGACTGGTGATTCGTCTTATGGAATGTTTCAAATTAATATGATTGATGACCTTGGTCCTGATCGTAGAACCAAGTTTGATCTTAATTCTAATGTTGAGTTATTCAATCCCGTAAAAAATGCTGAAATTGTATACTATATGACTAATGGTGGAGAAGATTGGTCCTCATGGAAGGGCATCACGCCAAAGACCAGAATGTGGATGAACAAATTTCCTAAATAATACATAAAAAGATAGGGGTCCTTAATTGGGCCCTTATTTTTTTACCATTTTCCAAGTGGGCACTCTGCTTGCTTTAGATGGGTCTTTATCTTCATGAAGCATCCACATTTCTTACATGTTGCTGTTAGTTTTATTAATTCTGGGCAAGAGTTACAAATATCTAGCCTATCAAAAGCAATGTCTTCTGATGTTCTATTAGAAGGCAAAATAATATCCCAGGGTTTAACTTCCCCCATGTTTTTTCTAAACTTGCTCCATAAATTTTCGTCTAAATTTTCTTCCATACTACAAGTCTATCATAACTAGACCTTAGAGTTGTGAACTACCATATTTCCAGCAATAATGGTGTCCACTGGGAAGGCGTTAAACTTAAATACATTTCTTGTTTCTTCAATATAGTCAATTCCAGTTACTGGAGTTGCGACCATTCCAGAATCTGTTGCTTCAAAGATTAGGTCTGAAGTTGTTATTGTTTTGGCCTCTACGAATATGTGTGAAGAACCACGCTTGATAAGAACCTTCTCTTCTGCTGTAAATCTCTTATTTTTGTCACCATTAAAGTAAATTGTTGTTTCTTTAATAGATGGTTCGATTTGTACGATTTTAGACTTGACTCTTTGGACTCCCTGAAGATTTTCTGGGTAAACAGTTGAGGCAGAAGGATCTTGCAAATCATCAAGCAAGCCCTCCCAAGTAATAGACCAAATTTGATCTTCAAGTTTAATATCTTTTGCTGCTTTAAATTCAACAGAATTTTCCAGCCCAACAACCTGAATAAGAGTGTCTTGATCAATACAAACTTTAAGAGGAACGAATGAATATGCTGTTGGTGTAAATGAGTACGGAACGAATGAATATACAGGTGTAAATGAGTACGGAACGAATGAATATACAGGTGTAAATGAGTACGGAGTAAATGAATATACAGGTGTAAATGAGTA